CTCAAACAATTAAGAGAACAAGGTGTTTTACTTAATACTGCTTTGGGTTATGTGCCAAGAGTTCCAAGAATAGATAAAATAGAAAAAAATGCAGAGCGGTTTAAAGGTATTGTAAGTAATTGGGCAATGGGCCACTTTCAATATACAAGACAACAAGCCAATGAATATGCAGATGAGATTATACTTAACTACACAAAAAGCAGACCATTCTATAATCTTGATGAGGGAACAGATCAGATAGATTGGATTACAAACGCAACAGGTGCCAAAGCAAGATCATTTGAAATACCTGACAAACTCATAGAAGATTTTTTAGAAAACGACATAGAAGTATTAGCAAGGCATCATACTAAAACTATGGGTGTTGATATAGAGTTAACAAGAAAGTTTGGCGACGTATCAATGTCAAAGATTATTAAACAAATCACAGAAGAATATGATGCCCTAGTCAAACAAGCCCCCACTATTGCTGAGAAGCAAAAGCTCAAGCAAGGATTGGCAAATGATTTACGAGACATAAGAGGTCTAAGGGACAGGGTAAGAGGCACATTCGGTGCATCAAAAGACCCTCATAATATGTCTAGTCGATTTGTAAGACAGATGAAATCATTCAACGTGCTTGTAGGCATGGGAGGTGCGGCAATATCTTCTATACCTGATATAGCCAGACCTATAATGACTGAAGGTTTTAAAAATGTATATGAGCATGGCTTTCGTCATATGTTTAAGAACCAAAGATCAGTAATAAAGCAAATGACACAGAAAGAAGCACGACAAGCTGGTATAGCTGTAGATGCTGCTTTGGGTTTACGTGCAAACTCATTCTCTGATATAGGCGATCTATTTGGTAGTCGTTATGCTATGGAAAGAGCATTGAATCAATCAACTGGTATATTTTTTATGATGAATGGTTTGAATTATTGGAACCAAGCCATCAAAGAGTTTAGCAGTAATATAATTAGTTTGCGTATGACAAATGCTATCATGCGTAATTTTCAAACATTAAATGCCACAGACAGACGTAAGTTATTGGCTAATGGTATAGACGGCAATGATGCCTTTCGTATGCAACAATTAATACGTCAGCATGGACAAAGAGTAGATGGAGAGTGGGTTCCTAATACTGCATTATGGGGCGATAAAGCTATGGTGCAGAAGTTTAGAAATGCACTTAACCAATCAGTTGACAGAACAATTATTACCCCAGGTGCTGGTGATCGTGCCTTATGGACATCTACTGAGATGGGATCATTAATTACACAGTTTAAAGGTTATGGTCAGGGAGCTACTGTCAGACTTCTTACATCAGGTTTGCAAGAAAAAGATTCTGCCTTTTGGCAAGGAGCATTTGTTCTTGTTGGTCTAGCATCTCTTGTTAATGAATTTAAAAAGAAACAATACGGCATTGATAAGGAACAATCCTATTCTGAGTTAATGGCAGATGCTATAGACAGAAGTGGTATTCTAGGTTGGTTCACAGATGTAAATAATTCAATAGAAAAACTTTCAGATTACAGACTTGGCTTACGTCCTATGATGGGTAAAAGCCAAGGTTATTTACCATTTGGTGCAAAAGCTGGTGCTATTTTTGGACCAGTTGCTAGTAATATAACAACGGCTGGAAGTGTGGCTACTGATATATTATCTGGCGAAGCTGATGACAATACTTTGCGAAGTGCAAGGTTTATTACCCCTACTGGCAACCTACCTTACCTTGATCCTATATGGGATAAGATAATGGCTGCAAAGTGATGTGAATTAACAATGAGGTGCAATATGAGTAAAGGTATTAATTATGGCTACTATATCTATTGCAGACAACGATGCACGAATACAACATAGTATAGGTAGTGGAGGCAATACAGCAGACTCCACACAGTTTACTATTGACTTTCCTTTTTTCTCTCTTGATGACATTAATGTAACAATCACTAATAGTTCTGGAGTTGACACAGATTTAGCTAGAGGAACAGGGTCAAACACATTTGCTGTAACAGGTACTGCTGTAGATGATGGCTTTTCAGGTGGTAACATAACATTAGGATCTGTTTATACTAGCTCCACAGTGACTATCTTTAGAGATATACCTATAGAAAGAACAAGTGACTTTGCTACATCAGGTCCTTTTAACATATCAAGTTTAAATACTGAGTTAGATAAAATCTATGCCGTTATGCAACAGATTGAAACTAACAATGACAGATCACTTAAAATGCCAGAGTCAGATTCTTTAACAACTATAACATTACCAGGTCAAACATCTAGACTTGGAACTGTCCTTGGCTTTAATGAATCTACTGGTGCAGCAGAAGTTGGACCTACTATTGCAAATGTAAATAGTTTATCAGCAATAACTACAAATATTACTACAGTAGCTGGTATTGCAAGTAATGTCTCTACAGTTGCAGGTAATACATCAAATATAAATTCTGCCGTATCAAATGCTACTAACATAAACACAGTTGCAGGATCAATTACTAACGTAAATACAGTTGGTAACAACATAAGTCATGTTACTAATGTAAGTGGAATATCAGGTAATGTGACAACAGTTGCAGGTATTACTGGTAATATTGGCACAGTTGTAGGTATAGCTTCAAATGTTACTACAGTGGCAGGTGTTGCGGGTGGTATAGAAGTTATAGGTACTGACTTAGGTAATAACTTTAATAATATTTCCGATTATGGTGCTATTACATCTTCAGTTACAAGTAACTCAGGCACATCTTTGGTTAAGACTGTTTCTGATAATATAGCGAATGTTAATACAGTAGGAGGTATCAGTGACAATGTTACTACAGTCGCAGGTATTGCATCAAACGTAACAACAGTAGCTAATGATGGATCAGATATTGGAACAGTTGCAGGTGCTATATCCAATGTGAACACAGTTGCAGGTATTGCTTCTAATATAACTGCATTATCAGCTAGTGCTGTGGTAGCAGACATGGCATTACTTGCAACTACTGATGTTATTGCTGACATGGCTTTACTGGCTAACACAGATGTAATTGCAGATATGGCATTACTTGCAACGACAGATGCAATTGCTGATATGAATACTTTAGCTACGTCTGATATAGTTTCAGATATAAATACTTTAGCAACTAGCGATATTGTGTCGGATTTAAATACTTTGGCTACAAGTGATATTGTATCTGACCTTAATATATTAGCTACTAGTGATATAGTTTCAGACATAAACACTTTAGCTACGTCTGACATTGTTGCCGATCTAGCAATTTTAGCAACTAGTGATGTAGTAAGTGATTTAAATACGTTAGCTACAAGTGATATAGTTTCTGATATAAACACACTAGCTACATCAGATATTGTTTCTGACTTAAATACATTAGCTACATCAGATATTGTCAATGATATAAATATACTGGCAACTAGTGATGTAGTCTCAGATTTAAACACGCTTGCTACTTCTGATTTTGTTACTGATCTAAACTTAGTGGCAACTTCAGCAAACGTAACCAATATGCAAAATGTATCAGATAATTTAACAGCAATACAAAATGCACAAGCAAACGCAGACTTATGTTCAGGTCTTTCATTTTTAGTTTCAGCACAAGCCTATAATATTAGTTCTAATTCAGACTTTGGTTCTATCACTGACACTGGAAGTGGTGCTGTTTTTCCCAGTGAAGATTCTAACACAAAACTATCAATGAGCCTTGGATCAAGTCAATTTGATTACCAAGCAATAGCTTAACTATAAGGAGTTAAAAAATGGCAACACAAGTACAATTTAGAGGTGGAACAACATCTCAACATGGCTCATTTACTGGTGCTGTGAGAGAGGTAACTGTTGATACCGATAAAAAAACCTTAGTCGTACATGACGGCAGTACGGCAGGTGGATTTGAAACTGCAAAAGCTGATGGTACAAATATGACTGGAGTACAGACTGCTACAGCAGGAACATCAAACTTTAGAGCAGGTGTCAATGCAGGTAACTCTATTACAAGTGGTGGTCAATATAATGTGGTCATTGGAGATGAAGCAGGTACGGCTTTAACTACTGGGGATAAAAATGTAGCAGTTGGATTTGAAGCATTAGCGACAGAAGATGCTAATGGTGGTAATACAGCTATAGGTTATCGTGCTTTAAAAGTTCAAGATGGTGGAGCAGAAGTTGAAAATACAGCGATTGGTTCTCAAGCAGGTCAGGCTATAGATTTAGGCAGAGAAAATGTTTTAGTTGGAGCAAATGTTGGTGATGCTCTTGACCATGCAGATTATAATGTTGCTATGGGAAATAGTGCTTTAGGAGCAGATGTAAAAGGTCATAAAAGTACAGCTATTGGCTATGCTAGTTTAAATGCACAAAGTTTTTCATCTTCTACAGATTCGCATAATACAGCAGTTGGATATTTTTCTGGGGTTTCAATAACAACAGGAATCCAAAACACTTTAATCGGAGGACTTGCAGGAGATGCTTTAACTGATGCAGACTATAATGTGGCAGTTGGATTTGGTGCATTAAGTATTGATACAAAAGGTAACAAGTCAGTTGCTATAGGAGTAAACGCTTTAAATGCACAAAACTTCACAAGTATTACGGATACTCAAAATGTAGCAGTTGGATATCTTGCAGGTACTAATGTAACAACAGGAATTAACAACACGTTTATAGGAGGTCTCGCAGGTGATGCAATAACTTCTGGAAATACTAATGTGGCAGTTGGAACTGGTGCATTATCAACAGATACACAAGGAGATAGAGCAACTGCTATTGGTAATTCAGCTTTAGCATCACAAAATTTTACAACAAATGCAGATAATTATAATGTTGCAGTTGGTAATCTAGCAGGTGGTAATGTTACAACAGGGATTTACAATAGTATGCTCGGTGGCTTGGCAGGAGATGCTTTGACTGATGCAGATTACAATGTAGTAATGGGTTTTCAAGCATTAACAACCT